CTTGCGAAGGGCCGCGGGCTTGGCAACAGCGGCAGCAGACACAGGCGCATCGGGCGCCCAGGGTTGCGTGGCAAACACTGGATTCACCAGCCAGCCATCCATGAACGCCTTGCCACCCAGCTGGCCTTGATATTTGCGCAGCAGCTTGAGGGCAGCTTCGGCTTGCTTCACAGTCCAGGCGCGGCCGCTCTGGGCGCGCTGGGCCAGGCTGTGACCAAAGTGGGCATCGAACTTGCTGAAGCCCGCACCGTCCCAGGTTGCGGCGCCGTTGCACACGCCGGCAACACGGCAGATCAGCGACTCAGCTGTATCGCTATGGGTAGCATCAACACGCCAATTCTGCATATCACGCTCCTTGCTTTATGACGTCATAATAGCATACCCACCCTTAATGTCAACCAAAAACATCCAGGCTGTGACACACCTGCGATGCGTGTCAGTATAGCGCCTTCCGTCACGAGCAGCACGACAGACACAATTTTCTACTAACCTATTGATTTTACAACATCCGCAACGTGCTCTAACCCATTGATCCATATGAAACTGACCATGTAATCCACAAACTGTGGGGGATTTTTTTTGATTGACACGTCGAGCCGATGTGTTATCTTACACTTATAGAGCAAGGAATGACGCAATGAAAACAGTCCAGACTCAACGAGCGTTTATTGCAGGCGTCGATCAGCTGATCGCGGATGAAGGGCATGCCTACGCAAGCGGTTATCTACTAACTCTCGCCACATCGATGCTGGATGCGCTGCCCAAGCGCAAGCAACAGGAAATCATTCGGCAGATTGAGAGCCGGAACGGTGCCAAAATGGTGGAAGTGGTCAACTTGATGACGGGTGAACGCGTCATGCAGCGTCGCGACACGCCACGCTCCTGCGACGTCAGCAGCGAACTCTACTGGTCAATGTGATTTTTTTGGTTGACACACTGGCTGCCTGTGCTATTATGACGTCATAGAGCAAGGAATACGCGATGAGCTACGTGATTGTTGATGTTGCTACCCGTTGCAGCGTTATGTATCGTGCCACCCGCACTGATAGCTGGGCCACCGAGCGTGCCGCCAAGGCTGCGCTGACCCGCATGGTCAAGACCACAGGCTACCTCCGCAGCGAGCTCGCCGTCTTTGAATCCAGCGTTTACCATGCGCAAGTGCCCATGGTGGAGCGTGTCAACCTCATGACTGGCAAAACGTATATGGAGCGGGCTGACACCCCCTATTACTGCTCGCCCAGCTCTGAAACCTACTGGAGCATGTGACCTTTTTGGTTGACACGCCGGCTGTCAGTGCTATTATGACGTCATAGAGCAAGGAATACGCGATGTTGAACGTGCCCGCCACAGTTGAAAACGCCCGTAAGATCCGCCGCCTGTGCGTCAAGCACGGCCTCAACATGGACGCGGGCGTGAGCGAGCTGCTCAGCAGCATTCCGCAGGTGCGCACCATCCCGGGTTTCAAGTTCGAACTCAAGGATTTCCAGAGCGCTGGCGTTGCCTGGATGGAAGCGCAGGGCGGCACGGGCATTTTGGCCGACGAGCAAGGCACTGGCAAGACGGTGCAGGTCATGGCCTACGCCCACAAGAACGCCATGTTCCCCATGCTGGTGGTTGTGCCCAACACGCTGAAATTCAACTGGCGCAATGAAATCCTGGCCATGACGGGCGAGCGTTATCGCATCAATGTGGTAGGCAAGGCTTATTCCAAGAAGGAAACGGCCAAGCGCGTCGCGCGCCACCCTAACGTCATCTATAGCAAGGCGCCTGTTTCAAACGCTGACCTGTATGTTATGAATTACGACATTTTGGCTGCCAACGTCAGCAACATCGAGGCGCTCAACATCCGCTTCATGGCGGTGGACGAAAGCCACAAGATCAAGAACCCAGATGCCCGACGCACACAGGCCATGATCCGCTTGGCCACTGGCGAATACGACGAGAAGCTGCCCGGCGGCAAGCGTCGCACTGTGAGCACGGGCCACAAGATTGGCGCAGTGACGCTCATGAGTGGCACGCCGCTTGTGAACCGCCCGCGTGAGATTTACACCAGTGTGCGCGCTGTGGGCAGCTATGTGCCACAGTTCAGCTCGTTTATCAAGTTCGCGTTTCGCTATTGTGACGCACAGAAAAACAAGTTTGGTTGGGATTTTACCGGCGCCAGCAACACTGACGAGCTCAACACGCTGTTGAACCAGCATGTGATGCTGCGCCGCCTCAAGGCAGACGTTCTCAAAACCTTGCCGCCCAAGATTTACCGCACCATCCCCTTGGACTTTGACCGCGCTGAGTATGATAGCGTGGAAAATGCCTTCAATGGCGTCAACTGGCAGGGTGGCATGGAAGCCATTGTGCGTATGGGCGGCAATGTGCCCAAGACCGACGATGCCATTGTGGCCATCCAGAAGCTGCGTGAGATTGCCGGATATGCCAAGCTGGCCAGCACTGTGGAATGGATTCGCGACTACACCGAAGAAGGTGAGAAGCTGGTGGTGTTTGCACATAACCGGCAGGTTATTGAGACCATCAAGAGCGAACTGGAGCAGGACGCCCAGTATAAGGGCGCTGTGGCTGTGATCTACGGTGGCGTCCTTGACGAAGAGCGCGCTGATGCTGTGCTGCGTTTCCAGAACGATCCTCAGGTGCGGGTGATTTTGGTGGGCATTACTGCTGGCGGTTTTGGGCTCACACTTACTGCTGCCAAGGCAGTGGCGTTTGTTCAGTTGCCCTGGACTCCGGGTGAGATCAGCCAATGCGTGGACCGTATCCACCGCATTGGGCAAGATGCTGATTCGGTCACAGTGTTCAACCTGGTAGCCGAGGGTACCATCGAAGAAAGCATGGCGGAAATGCTGATTGCCAAGGGGCAAGTGTTGGATGCAGTGCTGGACAATAACCGGGTGGTCAACACCTTGGACCTCAGATTGGAAGGAAAATAAACCATGTTTTTTTGGATTCTGTTTCTTGTTTTGCTTATCACTCCCACTACGATTTACTGGTTTAAAGTAACCATGGACATAGTGTGGCCTATTTGGATTGTTGCTATACTATTTTTGATACTACTGGGCCCGATTAATTATTTCTTGAGAGGTTGAAATGAAAAAGATTGTGATGTTATCGCTGTCTATGCTAATAATTGCTGAACCTTCGCATGCCAGCATTATAGGTAATGATAGTCCTTGGGTGATGCTTGCAGCATCCCTGTTATTTCTTCCGCTTTGTGGTAGTCTGTATCAAATCTGGCCACCGCTGGGCATTGCAGTGTTCCTGTTAACGTCGGGATTTGGAATAACGCTGGCAGTGTTGGATGGATTTAACTGGGTAGGCACAAACCCTCGTCATCCCACTGTATTTACCTATCAACGCAACTACTCTTCACATCGCAGCATGCGGGAATCAGATCGCATTGTTAGCTTTGCGGACAATGATTGCAGTGATGATCGCACATGTCACAGTGAGTTTCTCAGCTGCTATAATGACAATGATTGCCGAGGACATTTTGCAGTTGTATACCAGCAGCGTAGGCAAGAACTTGATCTAAACCCACACGCATTCGATGAAAACAAGCAATGCGAGGAAAATTTGAGGAGTTATACCTGTTGGTAATCAGGCATTATTAACAGAGTTTCCTTGGAACATGGCAGCTTCTTGTTCCCGGCGTGTCACAAGTCCCTTTAAAACTGGTATTCCTGTCCATTTCATAAGCTCTGGTGGCACGTCGGCATAGTTTCCTTGATTGAGGACTTTTAACAGTGTACTGCTGGCAAGGCGGCCTTGCCCTACATTAAACACAAAACTAACCAGTGCATCAAACTGTGCCTGTGTGAGCGGAACTTTCACCATCCTTTGAATATGCACCACCCCGTCGTTATACAAGTCTTGGCTCAGTAGGGTATCGCATTGTGTTTGAGTCAGGGGTGACGACAGCGGCACTGCATTGCCACCAATCACAATAGTTTTAGTGGCGTTTTCTTGTGCCGTGAGCAAGTGTCCATACCCCACAGTGGGCAGACCTTTGGGATCGGGATAAACGCTGTATTTGAGTGACTCACAATCCTTGACAAACCTCACCAAGTTGGCAGATACATTGTAGCTGCCAGCTGATGCAAGACCAGTCGCTTCGCCTGCATATTTGTAGATTGGCTGTCCTTTGTCGTCATATCCCTCGCCGGTGTATCTGCCATACTGCATTCCTGCTTTGGGGCTGCCAATGATATCAAGAGGTTTTGACTGTCCGGGAATAATCTGTCCCGAAAGCAATGCTGGTGTGCCCGTTGATTGATCCACGTTGC